AAATTTCCAGAGTGAGACGACGCCGCCACCTTGTCCGTCTTGCCGCACTGGCGGCAGACTATCTTGTATGCCGATGCCCGGTGGTTAGCATCAAGACTCGATCTCACGAAGTGTCTGTTCATATCCATCTCCATATTTATTGTTGCCGTTGGACCTGTGGCCCAGTTCTTTGACTTTCCCGACGTAGCGATAATTTACGGAAGTAAGCCCTTGGGACTCATAGTAAGGATTATTTGCTGCATCGAACTTCTTGTAAAACTCCTCAACGATGGTGAACTCACGCTTCTCCAAAGCGTCACAGAAGTCCGCCAGCCCCGTTGCCGGGTACTCGCAGATGATCTGGTGGATGGGCCCACCCTTATAAGCAGGCATATTCATGGTGATGAGAAACTTCATTTACCTGTTATCTCCATTTCAATCATGCTTATCATGCGCTTCGCTTCATCAGCGCCACGGCACACGATGACCCTATCGCCAATCGCCGTCAAGTAGTCGTGCCAATCTTTTTGGGCTTTATCTACAACGCCGCCCTTCGTGCGTTTCATCTCAATCCAGATCTTCCACGCCGGGACATAAAGATCGGGGACGCCAGCACTGACGCCCTCGACCTTTAACTTGGCCGCCGTAGTGATGCTGCGGGCGCCGCCGTTGGGGATTGCAAATATTCTGACACCGTCAAAACTTTGACGGAACCACTTGACCAGCTCGCGCTGCTCTTCATGTTCAGTTGGGATGCGCTCCTCGCCCATCCGGTCTGTCACCAATCTTTTCTTCAAAACGGCGGCTCCATAGTCCATTCGTCGCACTGATTTGCCACCTGAGTGAACTCCTCGGGCGGCTCCATGTCAAACACGCCGCAGCGCCCGTCACTTCTATAATTCATGCAGTTATAGCAGAACCGGGGCGGACCCTTGGCAAACAACTCCTTCATCATCTTCTCATGCGCCGCTAATTCTTCTGGCTTGTCGTGCCTCATGCCCAGCTCCTTTTCATAACGCGGAAGAACTTTCCGTCTTTTTTGTATTCAATAGTCTGGGGGGGCGTCCCAGTGTTTAACGCCTCCGACATTGCATCCAAATCAGTCTCGGTCAAACTGATTTTAGCCCTTGATGCAGAGCTAAGGTTAAAGATTGACTGTGCCGCCTTCTGCCCCGCATAGCCCTCATGCCTTACCGGGAAATACTCAACAATCGCCGGGTCTGACAGGCAACCATAGTACGACACAGCCAGCATCTCCTTGCCGCTGGTGCGGCTCAAGTGCTTGCGCCAGCGCCAGTCTGTGACTTTCATCTTACTCCCGTCCAGCCCCATGATGTCGTCATGGTGGAGCTGCAACTTTTTCTGCGCGATGGGGAATTGATACCCGCATGACGGGCACTCCTTGGCGCTTGGATGCACAAGCTCATGGCACTCGGGGCAGGCCTTAACAGGGGCCTCGCCGGGCTCGTCTGACTTCTTTCCAGTCTTGGGCGGCTGCACCGCCGTAATGGGCCCGTGCGTGGCGACCACACCCGCAAAGTCTAGCACCATGCAGTGATCCGTGTGGCTCTTGGGCCGCATCCCACGACCGGCCATCTGCACATACAGGCTGGGGCTCATTGTGGGCCGCAGCATGGCGATCAAATCAATGTCTGGGTAGTCGAACCCTGTCGTCAAGACGTTGGCGTTGGTGAGCGCCCGCAGCCGCCCTGCTTTGAAGTCCGCAAGGATCTTCTCGCGCTCCTTCTTTGGCGTCTTGCCGGTCACGCAGGCGGCGGCCACACCCTTCTCTTGCAGCACCATCGCCACATGGCGGGCATGCTCGACGCCAGTGCAAAAGAACAGCCAAGCCTTGCGATCACCGGCTATATTTATGACCTCATTGACTACCGCCCTGTTCTTGGGGTCGGTGTCCACCGCCGCCTGCAACTCGCTCTCAATATACTCGCCGCCGCGCTTCTTCACGCCCGACACGTCAAGCTTTTCAGTCGTGTGCTTGCTGCGCAGGGGCGCCAAAAAGCCCTTGTAGATCAACTCCTCAATGCTGACCGGCGTCAACAGGGCGTCAAACATGGCGGGTTTGTCGGTGATATAGCCGTGGCCCAGCCTGAAGGGCGTGGCGGTCAGGCCAATCACGCGAAGCGCCGGGTTGATCTTGATCAGCTCCTGAAGGAACGTGCGGTAGTCGCCGGTCTCCTTATGATTGACCAAGTGGCACTCGTCGATGATCACCAGATCAACGTGTCCAACCTCCTTTGACTTCTTCCCAATCGACTGGATGCCCGCGAACGTGATTGGCTCGCCAAGGTGCTTTTGCCCAATGCTAGCCGAGTAGATCCCGAGCGGCGCGTTGGGCCAGTGCTCACGCATCTTTTCGGCGTTCTGTTCGATCAGCTCCTTCACATGCGTCAGCATGAGGATCTGCGTCTCGGGCCACGACTGAAGGGCGTCCTTGCAGAGCGCCGCCACAATGTGGCTCTTGCCCGATCCGGTCGGCATGACGATGCAGGGGTTGCCCTGATTGTCCGCTGAGAACCAAGCGTAGAGATCGTTGATGGTGTTTTGTTGGTAGTCACGGAGCTGGATCATAGTTCATTTCCATCTTCTCAAATTCGCTCATGGGGATGATGCAGCAGGGTTCTACGTCTTGCCAGTCTCCTCTGTCGCGTCTCCCGGTTATTTCAATCTTGTATGCGGGCCAGTATTCAATCGTGGCTACAAACAGGCCGTCCGTGAGTTTGGCCGCCAATACAAATGGGGCCCCGTGCTGTGCAAGCCATTCAGCCGCCCGGTGCGCCTTGCTGGCGCTCAACATGAGGCCACCAAACCTGTCAATTGCCGCCCGGTCATAATTGCGGCACTTGATTTCCGCCGTGGCCACAAGAACCCCATCTTTCATGATGGCGAAGTCAAGGCCATATGAGATCTTCAACTTCACGAAGTTGCAGCCCCACGCGGCGGACAAATAGACCGCAACTTCACTCTCGTTCTTGAGGTCTTGGGCCGTCTCGTAGATGGGTCTCATCTCACCACCTTGGCGCCCGGCCATATCTGTTTCACTTTCCCCACCACCGGGTTGGCGCAGCCCGAGGCGTTGGCGATCAGTTCTTGGCTGCTGGTTGCACCCTCGCCATTCCTGACCTTGCGCCCATCAACCTCGTAAACGGCAACCCAGTCGGTTCCGTCAAATATGTGCCATGGCACCAGATCGGGGTGAAGCGTGTGCGCCGGGCAATTCTTCCCCCCATGTTGGGTTTCAATTTCAATCGTGCATTCGTATCGCTCGCACCGCCATGTGCTGTCGTCCTTCGGCGTACTATGCGCGCAGGTCCTGCAATTGACGTGCTGGGTCAGCTTCGTTTCGTGGCAGAAAGAATGCGCATCGCAGAATTTACACTGAAACCATGACGGGTCAGTTGATATAGGCGGCGGCATGCGCTCAGACAGCGCCACACGTTTACCGCGCGCGACCAGCTTTTCCGCCACCTCTTTGTCATAGCGGACCCGCTCGGTGTAGATGCGGTCATTGTCCTTACAAACCGCCACGTATAGAGCACGGTCGATTCCGGTCCCGTGCATGTAGACCTGCATCTGAGCGTAATGTTCAGGCTTTGATTTTTCGACACCCTTATCCTCCACGTCGTTGAATGATTTCAATGAGTGCGTCTTGAACTCGCCAATGTGCTGCTTGTTCGGCGCCTCTGGGACGCCGCTGTCGATGATGGCGTCGATGCTGCCAGAGACGTGACAGCCAAAGTCTACGCGGCCCTGTTCAGCAAGGTCGCGAACTTCAATGCCAGCGCGGCGGAGGTTGCCAATTATGTTTGCCTCCTCCATGTGCCCCCGGCGGAATAGGCGCAAGATCCGCCCCGGAAACTTCGGCTGCACCGCCCACCGGAACGACAGCCACATCTTGCGCTCGCAGATGCTGCCAAGCATGGAGGCCCCCATGTGCGGGCGGGGGCGTTCGGTGTTCTCCTCGTGCGCCCTGTCGATCAGGTTTTCTATGCTGTCTTCGCGGTCAGGAATTTTCATATTCACCCCCAGAAAAGTCCCCGGCCATCGCTGACCGGGGGATTTAATTATTTCTTCGCCCACGGAGGCGCGGCCTTAGTGGGGGCGGCGGCGGGAATAGAAGCGGCCATTCCCACAACTTTCGGCGCCCCACCAGCAATCGGCTTGAAGCCCTTCACTTGGTTCTTGTCGCCGTACTGCTCGGACTTCTCGATGTCCAACTTGATCATCAGGCTGTTGCCGATGAGCTGGTCGGTATCACCCACCCGGGCCAAGCCAATAGCGCGGCAGATGTCGCCAAGCTGCTGGCGCCCGATCTCCTCGGCCTTCGGGGACTGGTTGCGGATGTTCAGGTTGCCAAACACCACACGCCCCTGATGGGTCGGGCCGGTGATGTCGTAGCGCAGCGCAATGTACTGACCGGTTCCAGTCTTGGTATTCTTAATCTCAGCCGCCGTCATGGTGGCCGAGTACCAGCCCGGCGGGAGGGGGTCATAGTTGCCAGTGTTGCCCTGCGGGAGGGATGAGACTTCAAAGGTTTCGCCGAGGGTTGCCATGCTGCTTACTCCTTATTGATGGTGTCATTCGTGATGGTAAAGGACGGGCGTCCGGGGGTTGAGGTGATCGCGCGGGAAAAAACTTGTTTGACGTTGTCGCCAACGCCGTCCCACGCGGTCTTGCTTAGTTCTGGCTTCCAGCGGAACAGTAGGGCGAGGTGGTCCTGCATGTCGTGTTCCGCCGCAATCTCTTGGGCCAAGTCCCCATCGACCTTGCGGTTAATGCGGCAGGCGATCTTGATGGTGAATGGATTGGCCTCCACCTTGCGAGTGTGCTCGTCCGTGTGCTCCACGCCAATGAGGCGAACCATCTCGTCCTCAATCAGGCGCCGCCTTTCGGTGGCGTCCCGCTCGGCTTCCTTCGCCTCCAGCCACTCCACAGATAATTTCTGTAGCGGCATCATGCCGCACCCCCGATCTT